GATCTGGGCGGAAGTCTGCAAGAAGCGAGGCGTCGAGTCGATCGAGGACATTGGTTACGGCAAGGGTTACGTGTTCGCGCTGACCAACTGGCGCGAGGTGCTGACCGGCCTCGACGCGCTGCGCAACGACCGCGGCATGGGCGTGATTCTGATTGCCCACGCCCAGATCGAACGCTTCGCCAACCCCGAGACGGACACCTACGACCGCTATTCGCCGCGTCTGCACAAGCAGGCCTCGGCCTTGGTGCAGGAGTGGGCGGACGAAGTGCTGTTCGCCGCGTACTCGGTTCACACCAAGACCACCGAAGAAGGCTTCGGTCGCAAGCGTGTGCAGGGCGTTGGCACCGGCGAGCGGATCATTCGCACAACGGAGCGCCCCGCGCACGTGGCGAAGAATCGGCTGAACCTACCCGACGAAATCCCCCTGGACTACCGCATCTATGCCGCCTTCCTGCGCGGTGAGAACCCATTGGCGACCGCGGAATCGCAGAACGATCAGCCTCAAGAACAAGGAGTATGACCTATGGCGAATCTGAATGGATTCAACGCGAACGAAGTGGAACCAGCAGTTGGTTTCGACCCGATCCCTGCCGGCAAGTACCTGGCTGCGATCACCGAGAGCGGCATGAAGCCGACCAAGTCGGGCGTCGGGAACTACCTCGAGTTGACCTTCCAGGTGCTCGAGGGCGAGTTCAAGGGACGGCTGCTTTGGGCACGGCTCAACCTCGACAACCCGAACGCGACGACGGTCAAGATTGCCCGCGCGGAATTGTCGGCCATCTGTCGGGCCGTCGGCGTGATGGCACCGAAGGATTCTGTCGAACTGCACAACCTGCCGCTGATCATCACCGTCGCCCACAAGAAGCGCCAGGACACCGGCGAGATCACGAACGTCATTAAGGGCTACAGCAAGAAGGACGCGGCTGCGCCCAAGGCGGCGCCGTCGGATAGCAACGGAAAGGCGCCGTGGCAGAAGTGACGTGCGTGTACGAACTGCCGTACCCGCCGTCGGTCAACCATTACTGGCGGCGGGTCGGTTGGCGGACGCTGATCAGTCGCGAGGGAAGGCGCTACCGCAAGTCGGTGGTGGCGCTGCTCACGGTGCTGCGGGTCAAACCGATGCGTGGCGCGCTGGCCGTGCGTGTGAAGGTCCATCCGCCTGACGGCCGGCGCCGCGATCTGGACAACCTGCAGAAGGCTCTTTTCGACGCCCTCGAACACGGCGGTGCGTTCAGTGACGACAGCCAGATCGCCAAGCTCGAGGTGGAGCGTGCGGACGTAGTGTCGGGCGGCAAGGTCATCGTGCAGATCACGCCTGCCGATGCACGCAGGGAGCAGAAGTAGATGGAGCTACGACCATACCAGCGTCAGGCCGTCGACGCAGTCTATGAGTTCCTGCGCGCCCGGGACGACAACCCGTGCGTCGTGATTCCCACCGCCGGGGGCAAGACACCGGTGATGGCCACGATCTGCCGCGACGCGGTGCAACTCTGGCAGGGCCGCGTGCTGATCCTGGCCCACGTCAAGGAGCTTCTCGAACAGGCCGCAGAGAAACTGCACCTGGTCGCGCCGGACCTGCCCGTCGGCGTCTATTCGGCAGGCCTGAAGCGCCGCGACCTGGGCTACGCCGTCACGATCGCCGGCATTCAGAGCGTCTACGAACGCGCGTGCGACGTTGGCCACGTGGACCTGATCATCGTCGACGAAGCGCATCTCATTCCGCCCGACGGCGAGGGCATGTACCGCACGTTCCTGGCCGACGCGAAGAAGATCAACCCGCTGCTTCGCGTCATCGGCATGACCGCCACGCCGTTCCGCATGAAGTCGGGCAGCATCTGCGCGCCGGAGAATATCCTCAATGAGGTCTGCTTCGAGGTCGGCGTGCGCGAGTTGATCGTGCAGGGCTACCTGTGTGCGCTGCGGACGAAGGCCGGCACGCTCAAACCCGATACGGAAAAGCTCCACGTTCGCGGCGGCGAGTACATCTCTGGCGAGGTCGAGGACCTCATGGATGACGACAACCTCGTTCTCGCCGCCTGCCGGGAGATCACCGAGTACACAGGGGACCGCAGGAGCGTCCTGATCTTCGCATCAGGCGTGCGGCACGGGCAGCACGTCGCCGAAGTACTCCAGACGCGGCACAACGCCGAATGCGGATTCGTCTGCGGCGAGACCCTGCCCTTCGAGCGAGATGAGGCGCTCCGAAGATTCCGCGCTGGGGACCTGAAGTACCTCTGCAACGTCAACGTGCTCACGACCGGATTCGATGCCCCGAACATCGACTGCGTAGCGCTGGTACGGCCGACGCTCTCGCCGGGGCTCTATTACCAGATGGTCGGGAGGGGGTTCCGTCTTCATCCCGGCAAGACCGACTGCCTCGTGCTCGACTTCGGCGGGAACGTCCTACGTCACGGACCAGTAGACGCCATCCGCTTGACTGACGTGGAATCGAAAGGGAACGGCGAGGCGCCGGCCAAGGAGTGTCCCGAATGCCACGAGATCATCGCCGCCGGTTACGCAGCCTGCCCGCAGTGCGGATACGTCTTCCCTCCGCCCCAGCGCCAGAAGCACGACGCCACCGCAAGCAGCGAAGGCATTCTGTCCGATCAGATGACGCGTGCTGAGCATGAAGTCGACGACGTCTTCTATGCCGTACACGTCAAGCGTGACGCGCCCCCCGATGCACCGCGCACCATGCGCGTGGACTACCGCATCGCCTTTAACGAGTACGTATCCGAATGGGTCTGCTTCGAGCACACCGGTTACGCGCGGCACCGCGCCGAGCAGTGGTGGCGCGCCCGATCGAATGAACCCGTCCCCGACACCATCGAGGAGGCCGTCGAAGTGGCCGAGGCCGGCGCGCTGGCGCAGACCGTCTCCGTCACCGTCCAGCGCAAGCCGGGCGAGAAGTACGACCGCGTCGTGGGCTACAAGCTCGGCCCGAAGCCGCCTAGGCTGGATTCAGAGGAGGGCCTGCCCGAGTACGTGCCCGTGGAAGACCAGGAGTGTCCGTTTTGACGGTCGCATCAACCGCCAGCATGGTGCAGGCCGCCCTGTGGTACGCCGACATGGGCTACGCGGTTTTCCCCTGCGCGCCCGGGCGCAAGGTGCCCGTCACCGAGCACGGCCTCCGCGACGCGACCACCGACTCCGACCAAATCACGCAATGGTGGACGCGGCAGCCCGATGCGAACGTGGCCATCCGCACCGACGGTCTGCTGGTCATCGACGTCGATGGCGAGGAGAACGCTTGGCTCAGTGATGAACCCGACAAACTCGCCGACCTCGATGCCGCCCCGCTTTCCCAGACGCCACACGGCGGTCGGCAGTACTTCTTCCGCCAGCCGGCGGGTCGTGCATGGCGGAACACCGCGGGCCGGCTCGCCCAACGGGTCGATACACGGGCGAACGGCGGCTACGTGCTCGTCGCGCCCTCCACCGTGGACGGCAAAGCCTACCAGTGGGCCGACGAGTGCGAATTGACAGAGCCGCCGCATCGCCTGCCCGAACCGCCGGCGTGGCTCATCGAGCTACTCGATGCGTTGGCCGCCTCAAACGATGTACCCGTCAACGGCACGTCAGCGAACACGATCCCGCACGGCCAACGCAACGGAACGCTGGCGCACCTCGCGGGGGCGATGCGGCGCGTGGGCATGTCGCAGGCGGAGATCTTCGCCGCCCTCCAGCAGGTCAATGCTGACCGATGCACGCCGCCGTTGCCGCTCCGCGAGGTCGAGAGCATAGCGGCCAGCATTTCGCGCTACGCGCCGGACGCCGTCTCCGTCGCCCTGGCCGAGAACCACTGGGCCCAGGATCGCGCCCCGCCCGCTCAGCCGAGGCCGCTCACCGTCCGCGAGTTGATGGCCAAACACCAGACGCTCCGCGCGCCGGTGATCTGCGGCCTGTTGCGGCGCGGCGAGACGATGAACGTCATCGCCCCGCCCAAGACCGGCAAGAGCTGGCTCGTGCTCGCCCTGGCGATGTGCGTGGCCACCGGTCGGCGCTGGCTCGATTCGTTCGAGACCGTCGCCGGGGATGTGCTGATCATCGACAACGAGCTGCACGCCGAGACGCTGGCCCACCGCATCCCGCAGGTCGCCGAGTGTCTGCGGATCGGCATGAACGAGATCGCTGAGACCGTGCATGTTCAGAGCCTGCGCGGTCAGCTCCACGACATTTTCTCGCTCGGGCGGTGCTTCGAGTCGATCGAACCGGGTCGCATTTCGCTGGTCGTGCTGGACGCCTTCTACCGCTTCATGCCGCGCGACATGGACGAGAACGACAACGGCACGATGGCGAACATCTACAACCACGTCGATGCCCTGGCCGACCGGCTGGGCTGCTCGTTCGTGCTGATTCATCACGCCACAAAAGGCAATCAGTCCGCCAAGGCCGTCACCGACGTGGGGGCCGGCGCCGGCAGTCAGAGCCGCGCGACGGACACGCATCTTGTCCTGCGGCCGCACGAGGAGCCGGGCGCTGTCGTCCTCGAAGCGGCCGTTCGGTCGTGGCCGCCGATCGAGCCGATGCCGCTGCGGTGGTTGTTCCCGGTGTGGAAACCGGCCTCCGACCTCGATCCAACACTGCTCAAGAGCGAAAAGCCGAAGCGAACCAAGCCCGCCGCGAAGTCGACTGAAACACCGAAGCAACCGGCATGGACGGTCGAACGGTTCGTCGAGGCCTTCCTGACGGACCAGCCCGCGACGAAGGCGGAGATTCGTGAGCGGGCGACGGATGTACCCGGTCTGTCGTGGCGACGCGTCAGCGATTTCCTGGAGATCGGCGAGCGGAACGGGCTGATCGAACGCGTGAAACTGCCCGGACAAGGTGGGCCGACGGGCTTTGCCCGCTGTAAACCGGAGGCGTCCGAATGAGGTCGAACCCGAAGCGCGAGCGAAGTTGGAGCGCTCGAAGTTTGCGCTTTGTGTTTACAGGCGCTCGAGGTTTGGCGGCGGCGCGCTCGAGGTTTGAGGCGTCAAACCCGAAGCGCGCGCACCCCCCCATACCCCCCCGCGGGCGAGCGCTCACGCTTCGCCCGCGTAGGGAAGTCGAAGCGCGCGCGCTTCGGGTTCGCGCTCGAAGTTCGAGAGGGTTACGACCGGGGCGTAGGTACTTCCTGGTCGAAAACGGCAGCCGAGGCCCGCGGGAACAGCGCCCGACCCAGACAGACTTTGTTTCGGCTGTCCGGTCCGGTTTTCAGGGCGGCCACGGGGCGCGACCCGTTGGGCCGGGGGCGAACGGACGCCGTCGGGCGTACCGGACTACCACCTCGCCGCCCCGGCGGCCCCGGGCGGCGTTTCTGGGCGTTTGGGGCCAACCGCGGGGCCGAGGACAGCCCCGTCAACCATGACCAAGGAGGTTCGTGATGAAGATTGAGTTGCGGCCGCTGGCCGAGATCAAACCGTACGAGAAGAACCCCCGCATCAACGATGCGGCGGTGGACGCCGTCGCCGAGTCGATTCAGCGATTCGGGTTTCGCCAACCCATCGTCGTGGACGCGGATGGCGTCATCGTCTGCGGCCACACGCGCTGGAAGGCGGCACAGAAGCTGGGCCTCGCCGAGGTGCCGGTGCACGTGGCGACCGACCTGACGCCGGAGCAGATTCGCGCGTACAGGATTGTTGATAACAAGACGAATGAACTCGCCGAGTGGAACATGGAGCTCCTGCCGATCGAACTTGGCGAGTTGAAAGACGCCGGCATCGACTGGTCGCTGCTTGGGTTCGACCAGGACGAACTGGCCAAGCTGCTCGATCCCGGCGTGAAGCAGGGACTCACCGATCCGGACGACGTGCCCGAGCCGCCGGACGAGGCGATCACGCAGCCGGGCGACATGTGGATCATGGGCGACCACCGGCTGCTGTGCGGCGACAGCGGGTCGGTCGCGGACTTGAACATCCTGATCGCTCTCGATCCTGCGAAGGCCCTCGAGTTGCCGGCTGGTTCGGATGTCGAACCGAAGCTGTTGCCGATCCATCTCTGCAATACAGATCCGCCCTACAATGTGCGGCTCGAGCCTCGCAGTAACAACGCTATCGCCGCGGGGCTGTCGTCGTTCGGCGAACACGGATTGATGCACCATCAATCGTTCGACAGGCATCGCGCCGAAAAGAAGCGGAGCGAATCGAAGAAGGGAGAGGCGAAGCGCACCGCATCCAAGTATCACGGTTTCGATGTCGCCACCGGCGGGCAGAGCGGCAAGGCGACGCACAAGAAGATGCGGGCCAAGGACCGACCGTTGGCGAACGACTTCGTCTCAGATGAGGAGTTCGACAAGCTGTTGCACGCGTGGTTCGGAAACATCGCCCGCGTGCTGCTTCCAGGTCACATCGCCTACGTCTGGGGCGGCTATGCCAACATCGGCAACTACCCGCCGGTGTTGAAAGCCTGCGGACTGTACTTCTCGCAAACCATCATCTGGGACAAGGAGCACCCAGTTCTGACGCGCAAGGACTTCATGGGCGCGCACGAGTGGTGTTTCTATTGCTGGCGAGAGGGCGCTGCTCACCGGTTCTTCGGTCCCAACAACGTCACCGACCTGTGGCACGTCAAGAAGATCAACCCCAACGCGATGATCCATTTGACGGAGAAGCCCGTCGAACTCGCCGTCCGGGCCATGCAGTATTCATCGCTCGCCGGTGAGAACGTCCTTGACCTGTTCGGCGGCAGCGGCTCGACGCTGATCGCGGCGGAACAGACCGGCCGTCGCGCGTTTCTCATGGAACTCGACCCGGCGTATTGCGACGTGATCGTCGAGCGCTGGGAGAAGTTTACGGGGCGGAAGGCGGAGCGCGTCAGCGCCAACGGAAAGAACTCTCAGACCGAAGAGGAAGCCCCGGTTGTCGCCGAGGCTTCACAGGAGCGGATGTGATGTCAGCCGGTCTCGGCCAACGCGTGGAACTCGATCATCGCGTCTTCGAAGAAGTACCCGTCGTCCACATAGTTTCGGCGACGGCGGATGTCGAGCAGACCGCGCTCCTTCCAGAACGCGATGGCCACCGCCGCGTTGGTGTACGACGCCCACGGTTCGCGGTCGTCGCGTTCCTCGCGGGGCCGGTTGCGAACCTGGTCGGCCAGCGTCTCGACGGTGAACCCGTCGGCGGCCAAGTCGATGGCCGCCCAGGCCAGTTCGCGGTAGGCGTCGAGTGGGCAGCGGTGCTCATAGGCTTCGCCGCGACGCGGAACGACCTTGCGAACCAAGTGGTCGTCGATGACCTCGAAGGTCTCAACGCGTGGCGTCGTCGCGGGCATCGCGCACACCTCGCGGTCGGTAGACCGTCTTGCACCGCTGGCATTCCACGCGCTCGTCGTCGAGCCAGACCAGCTCGTCGCATTCCCGCTCGCCGCATTGCGGACAGGCGTCTTCCGATGCGACGGGGTCGATCGGTTCGCGTCCGTTGTCGTGAACGGTCATCACTTGCCCTCCGCGTTGAAGGCGAACAGCCCGCGATCGACCTTGCGGAAGCGCGACGCGGTTCCCTTGTCGCGTTCCTCGCGTTGCATCGCGGCGTAGAGAGTCGCGTGGGGTGTCGCACCGCCGGGACTCTTCCACAGGTTCTGCTCGGCCATCGCGGCGATCAGTTCCTGCGCCCGCATGGGCTTGCCGGCCTTGGCGAGGACCTGGGCAGCGGCATCGAGTGCGCTGACCCGCTTGGGTTTCTGCTCGCCGGCAGCCTTCTTGGCCTTGGGCGTCTTGGTCGCGGTAGCGACCGCTGCCTTCGCCTTCGGCTTGGCGGCCTTTCTCGCGCCCTTGGCCTTCGCCGCCGCGGGCTGGGCCTTGGTCTGCTTCTTGGTGGACTGCTTTTTCGTGGACTTCTTCTTGGACATCGCATTCTCCTCTTCAAGGGGTTCCTCGGTCGGGCAACACGCGTCGCCCGCGTTCTCACTGACTTCGCTGGGCTGTTCCTCTTCGCACTGCCGGTCCCAGCAAGCCTGGCAGAGCGGGCGGCCGAGGTACGTCATCGCGGGCGTGCCTTTGCAGCGGGGCGTCGCGCAGCGCGACGGGTCATACGCCAGACCGCCGTCGTCAGACGCTTCGGATTGAGCAGCCTCGGCGCGTGCCCGTCGCTGCTCGTAGGGCACGATGCTCGGCGGCGCGGCGGCGAGTCGCTCGTCGATGTCCTGCGGCGGTCGGTCGTCCGGGATGACGGGCGTCTTCGCCGGTGGCGGGCTGCCCTCGTTCTCGTTCCGGACTTCGCGCCGCAGGCGTTGGGCGCTCTTGATGCGAACCTTGCGGTTGGTCAGAACATTGGTGGCATCCCAACCTCCGAACCGGCTCTCGGCATCAATGCGTACCCGCGCGAGCTGGCCGCTCACTTTGGCGACATACGTCCCGCCAATATGGACCTGGTCTTTCTTCATGCGGTTCTCCTGTTTGCATGGACCTCGTTTTGCCGCGTCCACGCGACGCGGCGTTCACGTCGCCATGAGGGCAAGACCGGCCAACGGGATCAAGCGAACGTGGCCGCAATTCCGAGCGGAATTCGCAGATTCTTTTTCACGCGACGGCGCGCGAACTGGGCATCCCCGGCACACGGGTTGCCTGCGCGCGGCGAGCTGCGGGCAAAGGTTGTGCCTGACATGCGGAGGGCGGCGTAGATGTCAGGCGGTGACACTTCATTTGAAGCCAAGCCGGCGCTGAACCCGATAGCGCTGCCCGTGGCGGATGCTTCGCGCCTGCTCAGTGCCGCGGGCGGCCATGCGGTGACACCGGAACAGATTCAGGCCGACATCGAGGCCGGCGCGCCCACCAACGGCGACGGGACCATCAACCTGGTGCACTACGCCGCGTGGCTGGTGAAGGAGATGTCCAACCGTGGCGATTGATCCGCGCAAACTGCGACCGAGCGAGCTGTGCCGCCTGCTCAATAGCACGCCGATGGGCGAGGTCATCGGCGAACGTCAGTTGCACCGCCATCGAACGCGCGCCGGGCTGCGGATCACCTCGACGGCCGACCCGCGAAACATCGACCTGCTGCGGTACGTGGCATGGCTGGTGTCCGAGCGCCACAAGCCCAGGCCCGAACCGGAAGGCCTCACCAGCTATGAGGCTCATAAGGAGCGGGCCGCGCAGCGAAACCGCGAGCTGTCGATGTCGGGCCGCGACATCGGCGAAATGCCGGCGGTCGTGAATCCCGAACGGAAACAGCGTGCCGAGGGAGACTTTCGTTTCTTCTGCGAGCAGTACTTCCCGCAGACGTTTCACCTGTCCTGGTCGCCGGATCATCTAAAGGTCGTCGCCAAGATCGAACAGGCGGTGCTCGAGGGCGGGCTGTTTGCGATGGCCATGCCGCGCGGCAGCGGCAAGACGTCGCTATGCGAAACGGCCTGTTTGTGGGCGCTGCTGTACGGCCACCGCGAGTTCGTGGCGTTGATCGGTTCGGACGAGGAGCACGCGGCGAACATGCTCGACTCGATCAAGGCCGAGCTTGAGAACAACGAGCTGCTGCTGGAGGACTTCCCCGAGGTGGTCTTTCCCATCCAGGCGCTGGAAGGCATCCACCAGCGCGCCGGTGGGCAGCTCTATCAGGGCAAGCAGACGCACATCGGATGGACCGCGCGGGAGCTCGTTCTACCAACCATCCCCAACTCAAAGGCGTCGAGCTCGATCATTCGCGTAGCCGGCATTACTGGCCGCATTCGCGGCATGAAACACAAGCGCGTGGACGGTACGTCGGTACGGCCGTCGCTCGTACTGATCGACGATCCGCAAACCGACGAGTCCGCCCGTTCGCCATCGCAGTGCGCTACGCGCGAACGCATCTTGGCCGGCGCGATTCTTGGGCTGGGTGGGCCCGGGCGCAAGATCGCCGGGTTGATGACCTTGACCGTCGTGCGCCCGGACGACCTGGCCGACCGCATTCTCGACCGCGACAAGCATCCACAGTGGCAAGGCGAGCGCACGAAGATGGTGTATTCGTTCCCGACGAACGAGGCGCTGTGGGCGCAGTATGCTGAGCTGTGGCGCGAGGGAATGCGCGCCGATCGCGGCATTGCCGATGCAACCGAGTTCTACGGTGCCAACCGCGCGGCGATGGATGAAGGCGCGAACGTCGCGTGGCCGGAGCGTCATCATCCCGACGAGCTGTCCGCCATTCAGCACGCGATGAACCTCAAACTGGATCGTGGCGAGGCCGCGTTCTGGGCGGAGTACCAGAACGAGCCGCTGCCCGAGGAGCACGTCGATGATGACCTGCTCACCGCCGACCAGATCGCTGCGAAGCTCAATGGATTGAAACGCGGTGAGGTGCCCATCGGCTGTACGCAAGTGACCATGTTCGTCGACGTGCAGGGCAAGGCGCTGTTCTACTTGGTCGCGGCGTGGGAGGACGACTTCACTGGCTACGTCATCGACTACGGCACCGAGCCGGATCAGAAGGCGGCGTACTTCACGCTGCGCGACGTCCGCCGCACGCTGGCGGACGCTTCGCCGCGTGGAGGGTTGGAAGGCGCGATCTACGCCGGTCTCGAACGCCTGACCGACGGGACGCTGGGGCGCGAGTGGCGGCGCGACGACGGCGCGATGGTGCGGATCGACCGCTGCCTGATCGATGCGAACTGGGGACAATCGTCGGACGTCGTCTATCAGTTCTGCCGGCAGAGCAAATATGCGAACGTCGTGATGCCGTCACATGGTCGATACGTCGGTGCCTCGAGCATTCCGTTCTCGGACTACCGGCGCAAACGCGGCGACCGCGTGGGCCTGAACTGGCGCATCCCCGTGGTGACCGGCAAGCGCGCCGTCCGCCACGTCGTCTTCGATACGAACTACTGGAAGTCGTTCGTTCACGCCCGCTTCGCGGTGCCGATGGGTGATCCCGGGTGCCTGTCGCTCTTCGGCCGAAAGGCCGAGCAGCACCGCCTCCTGGCGGAGCACCTGACCGCCGAGTACCGCGTAAAGACCGAAGGCCGAGGGCGCACTGTGGACGAGTGGAAGCTCCGCGTCGATGGCTTGGACAACCACTGGCTCGACTGCCTGGTCGGCGGCGCGGTGGCCGCCTCCGTCCAGGGTGCGGTCCTGTTCGGCACGGACACAAGGCCGATGCCCCGCCCAAGGATCAAGCTGTCCGAGTTGCAGGGGGCGCGGCGATGAACCTCCAACCCCCGAAGCCCATCGAGAAGCCGGAAGAGCAGCGCGGCCTCGTCTGCCCCAAGTGTGGCTGCTCTCATTTCTGGGTGGTCTACACGCGGGCTTCGTTGGGCGGCCGGATCGTGCGGCGGCGGGAATGCCGTCATTGCGGGCGGCGGATCACGACGACGGAGCAGGCCCAATGACGGTCCGCCCGCCAGCGGCTTGTGTAAAAGTCTTGACTTTTGTTGAGAATGTACGATACTTCTACACATGGCCAGCAAGACGCCAACGACCGAGAAGATCCTTCGCTTGGCCCGCCAGAAGGGCATCCTTCGCGTGCGGGACCTAGCCGAGCACGGAATCCATCCCGAGTACCTCCGCCGGCTGTGCGCCGAGGGCAAACTCGAACGGACGGGACGCGGGCTGTACCGGCTACCCGGCGGCGACTACTCCGCCAACGTGACGCTGGTCGAGGCGGCACGGCGCGTCCCGCACGGAGTCGTCTGCCTGCTGTCGGCCCTGCGCTTCCACGAGATCGGGACGCAGCTTCCCCACGAGGTCTGGATGATGATCGAACGGCGCGCGGCTCTGCCGAGAATCGACTATCCGCGCATGCGCTTCTTCCGGGCGTCCGGCGAGGCGTTCACCGCGGGCGTCGAGCACCGGCGGATCGACCGGACGGAGGTCGCGATCTACGGCGTGGCCAAGACCGTGGCGGACTGCTTCAAGTACCGCAACAAGATCGGCCTGGACGTGGCACTCGAGGCGCTGCGGGAATCCCTGCGGAGCAAGCGCGCGACCGTCGATGAGCTCTGGAAGTACGCACGCATCTGTCGGGTTGAACGGGTCATGCGGCCATACCTGGAGGCGATGGTATGACCCGACATCCGAAAGACCCCCTCGCCCAATCAGTCAAACAGCGGCTGATGAATCGCTGCAAGCAGAGCGGCGAGGATTTCAATGTGCTCCTGACGCGCTACGCCATCGAGCGATACCTGTATCGACTCACCTGCACGCCTTATGCATCGCGCTTCACGCTGAAAGGGGCGGTGCTGTTCGCCATCTGGATGGACAAGCCGCATCGGCCGACGATCGACGTGGACCTGTTGGGCGCTGGCAATCCGAGCGTGGATGATCTGCGGAAGGTTTTCCGGGAGGTCTGCGATGCTACGGTCGAACCGGATGGGATGCGATACGACTCCGCGTCGGTTCGGGCCGAGGAGATTCGAGAAGACAACATCTATCAGGGCATTCGCATTAAGCTCACCGGCTACCTCGGGTCGGCCAGGATTCCCGTTCAAGTCGACGTGGGCTTTGGCGATGTGATCACGCCCGGCCCGGCGGAGGCAACCTTCGGTCCGCTCCTGGACCTTCCGCCGCCAGTCATGGCGGCCTATCCGCCTGAGACGGTGATCGCCGAGAAGCTGGAGGCAATGGTGGCGCTCGGCATGGCCAACAGCCGGATGAAGGACTTCTTCGACCTCTATGTGCTGAGTCGAACGATGTCCTTCGACGGCGATATGCTGGTGAAGGCCGTCCGGGCGACGTTCGACAGAAGACGCACAGCGGTTCCAACGGCGCTTCCCGCAGGGCTGTCGCCCGAATTCGCGTCCGACGCCGCCAAGCGTACCCAATGGTCGGCGTTTGCGAGGCGGATCGATGCTGACCAGCGCCCTGCGGACTTCGCTGAGGTTGTTGAGGTCATCGCTCAGTTCGTCGCGCCCGTTCTGAGCAGCGCGGCTGGCGATGCATCCCTCTCCAGATCGTGGACACCTCCCGGCCCGTGGCGGCACTCGTGATCTGCGAAGGTCTACCGGTGTAACAATCTTTGCTGAGCACCGGCCACTGTGTTGCAGTCGTCGTGTCGGCTGCGTAAGTATCAGGTAGACAACCAGGCCGGGTCTTCCCGGAGGCGAGCGGTCGGCGGCTGATCACCGCGGACCGCGTTCCAAACAGATGACACGCCGTGCAGGGCTGCACTCCTGCCCGGCGTTTTTGTTTGGCCTCGCCTTCTGGAGCGTCCGGCTGGTACGGCGGGATGGCGCAGTGGAAGCGTGCCGGGTTCATGCCCCGGAGGTTGCAGGTTCGAGTCCTGCTCCCGCAATTCGCCGGCGGCCTGCGACAGTTTGGCCGGTGCCGCAGATATAGATCGGTGTGAGGACACGATGGCTGAGGACCTCGAACAGAACATCCGCGAGAACGCACAGGGACCGAAGCGCGCACAGGCGGATTCGGTGACCGTCGAGCAGCACGATCTGAAGGACCAGATCGAGGCGGACCGGTATCTGTCCTCGAAGGAGGCGGCGAAGAAAAAGCTCGGCGTGCGGATGACGAAAGTGGTTCCGCCCGGGGCGGTGTGAATGCACCGAAGTGCCGACGACGGCAAGCATGACGCGGCGCTACGTGGTCCCGATGTGTATCGGGACGGCGTCGCAGGCAGATAGCCACAGGAAAGGATGTTGTCATGGCAGCGGATCAGGGATTGGTCGATTCGGTCGCAAACGAGAACACCAAGATCGGCGCGGGTGCTCCGTCGCATTACGGGGCATCGTTGATGCAGGCGCACGCATCGCACCTCTCGCGACTCAACATCATCGCCGAGAACGCGCTCCAGAATGCGCTGGTTGTCGCCCAGGCGGCCACGGCAGCGGCCACGCGGGCGTTCACCGAGCTGGACACCGTGGAGGCGCTGGGGAACACGCTCGTCGGCCAGCAGGGCGCGAAGGTGGCCCAGAGCACGCCGCCGGAGACGGCCAAGCCGTAGCGTAACGTCGGCGACGCGCGGAGCGCGCGGCACCGACCGCGCGCTCCGCTCTTGACGATCGTGATTACACCTGGAGTAGCTTGAACGTGCTGAAGTGGTTGCGACAGCTTGGTTCGCGGAAGGCGACGGCGGCCAACGGTCCGGCGCCTGGTCGCGTTCTCGTCGTGCGCGGCAAGTATGACGCCGCCCAGACGAGCCACGAGAACCGCCGGCACTGGGCCAACGCCGATCACCTGTCGGCCAACGCAGCGATCGGGGCGGACGTGCGGCGCATCCTGCGCAGCCGGGCGCGTTACGAGGTCGCCAACAACAGCTACGCCAAGGGTATCGTGCTCACGCTGGCCAATTACGTCGTCGGAACGGGGCCGCGGCTTCAGATGCTCACCGACGACCCCGAGGCCAATCGCGTCATCGAGAAGGAGTTCTCCCGTTGGGCCAAAGCAGTCGGGCTGGCGCACAAGCTCCGCACCATGCGGATCGCGCAATGCGAATCGGGTGAGGTTTTCGCCTTGCTGGCGACCAACCCTCGGATCGATGCTCCGGTGCAGCTCGACGTGCGGCCGATCGAAGCGGATCAGGTGGCTACGCCCTGGCCGGTGCCGCGCGGCGATCTGAAGGCCGTCGACGGCATCGTGTTCGACGAGTTCGGCAATCCAATCTCCTACTACGTTCTCCGCCAGCATCCGGGCGACAACACCGTGCCGCGATCCGGCGGCATCGAGTTCGACGTGATGCCGGTCGAGTCGGTGATCCACCTGTTCCGCGCTGAGCGCCCGGGCCAGAGCCGTGGCATTCCGGAGATCACGCCGGCACTGCCTCTGTTTGCCACGTTGCGGCGTTACACGCTGGCTGTGCTGGGCGCTGCGGAGCAGGCAGCACTGCCGTCGGGCGTGATCTACACCGACGCGGCCGCCGACGCCGAGGCCTCGCAGGTCGAGCCGATGGACATGGTCGAGATGGATCGGGGCACGTGGATGACCATGCCTTTCGGCTGGAAGATCAGCCAGGTCAAGGCCGAACAGCCGACGACCGTGTACGGCGACTTCAAGCACGAGGTGATCAACGAGATTGCGCGTTGTTTGAACATGCCGTTCAACATCGCGGCAGGGAATTCCTCGGGCTACAACTACGCCTCGGGGCGCCTCGACCATCAGGCGTTCTTCAAGGCCATCCGCATCGACCAAGCCTACCTTGCCGACATCGTTCTCGATCGGATTCTCAAAGCGTGGATCGACGAGGCAGTGCTGATCGAAGGGTATCTGCCGCAATCAGTGCGAACGCTCGACGCCGAGTTTCCGCACCAATGGTTCTGGGATGGGTTCGAGCACGTCGATCCGGCCAAGGAAGCGAACGCGCAATCGACGAGACTCCAAAGCAATACGACGACGCTTGCCGCTGAGTTTGCGAAGTGCGGCCTGGACTGGGAAAGCGAGCTTCGCCAGCGGGCCCGCGAGGTCGCGCTGATGCGCGAGTTGGGTTTGGCGACGACGCCGGCACCAGCTGCCGCGCCATCGGAAAACGAAGACGACGAGCGCGAAGAGGAAGACGAGACCGATGCCGTTGCCGAGGCGACACGACGGTGAAGGGCACGAGTCTTTCGTGCAGCGTTGTATGGAGAACGACGACATGAAGCGCGAGTTTCCTGATTCCAACCAACGACTGGCCGTCTGCCAACGGCAGGCCGATCTTCCGGCGCGCGGGCAGATCGAGCTGCGGTGTCTGCCGGGCAACATCTCGCTTGTGGCGCTCGCGGCCGAAGGCGACGCAGAGTCCATCCCGCGTTTCACCATGATCGCCTACACCGGCGAGGCCATGCGCATCGACGGCTGGCGCTTTCCCGTCGTGGTCGACCTCGACGGACTTTCGATCCCATCGCAGCGGCGGCCTGTCCGCTTCGGCCACAGCATGTACCAGGGCGTCGGCCACACGGAGCGCATCGCCGTCGAGGCGGGACGGCTGATTGCGGAGGGCATCGTTTCCCGCGATACCGCCGCGGCCCGCGAGGTCGTCGCCAGCGGGAAGCGCGGCTTTCCCTGGCAGGCGTCGCTCGGCGCCCAGGTCGCCCAGGCCGAGTTCGTGCGGAACGGCAAGAGCACGACTGTCAACGGCAGGACCTTTGAAGGCCCGATCTACGTCGCCCGGCGGACG